TTAGTAAGTGTAGCACGACCTGTAACATCAACGAACTTATTAGAACGATACCATACATTGCGTGATGGTCTAAAGTTATTGACGTTGATATCAAAATGTGTTTGTAGAGTTTGCATTGTCTTACCATGATATGTGGTGTGAAAGACAATACCAATCTTAGCAGCCATAACTTGTCTAGCAAGAGACGAGTCAGCGGGAACAGCATATGTGATAGTATTAGGGCGGAATGTGATCCACTTTCTACCGTCGATTGTTTCCATCTTTAGGTCAGAACGAGAGAACATAAAGTCACCATGAACGATGCCGGTGATACCTAACTCTGGTAAATACTTTAGTGCGTCTGATAGTTTATCAGCAAGACCACCCTGATGGTTTGCTCTAACGTCTGCTTCGGTATAGTTTAGTTTGGCGTTCTTAGCAAAGATAGACTTAGAGCCTACGAAGAAACGACCATTCTCTGGATTGATACCTGCATAGATGGCAGGAGCACCATCAAACTTTGTTCTTAGAATTAGAGAGCCGCTGGCTTCTGATAATGTCTGACCATCATCAGCAAACATATCACGAAGCGAACGAAGAAACTCAATAGCATTGCGAGTGCCGGCAACACCACCTTCTAGAACGGCATCCTCAATATGTGTGAGGTGACGATCCTTCTCGGCTGCTGCTTCTGTTAGAAAATCTGAAAGTCTAATCATCAAATAGTGACTCCTGGTGGTTTCCCTGATAGTCTAAAACTAGCCATCACATCGATACTAGGTGGCTTTGAACCACCTGTCATACCTCTAGGTTGTATTCTAACTTCCAGTTTTGCTTTCAAACCTACAAGTTTAGGAATGTTAGGCACACCAAGAGCCTGATTTATTCTCTTTTTGATCTCTGCATTAGCAGTACCTTTTGTGGCTACTAATGAGATACTATCACCGAGCATCATCAATAGAATACTGTAATCAGCATCCTTCTTGACTTCTTTATTGAACTTGTTTTTGTAATGTGTGATAATGTGGTCACCCATAGTCACATTGTCGATATTAGCCAACTGGTAATTGCTTGTACCTTTGACAAACTTTTCCATCTTGATCTTTCGTATCTTCTTATCAGGTTCAATAGAGAGCATACCAGAATAGATAGATTTAATACCAGGATCAACATACGTTTTAAAATCTTTGAGCAATCTCTTACCGTTTCTTAGACAGTCAGGACTCTCGTTCATAATCTTGATTAGATCGGTCTTTTCAGGAGTTGGGTTGGGTGTGATAAACTTTTTACCATCAAACTGCCAATCTCGCATAGAACCCATCTGGGCTTTGGAGTCGGCTTTATACTCAACGTGTATATCTACTTTCTTACCATCAATGATGATACGAAAACCAAAATCCGGGAATGCTGTCGCAAACCCGGCTGGTTGTGCAAATGCGGTGGCACCTGCACCTAGTTTCTTTTTCATCTTATTAAATGCTTTGACTTCTTCTTGTTGAGCCTTAATATTCTCTGCCAAAACTATACTCCTAGTAATATAAGAGTATTTATGCTTCTTCTATAAACTTGATTAGATCCTCTGGCTTCACCATGATGAACTTCTCACCATTATACTTCTTTCGGACTTTTTCGACGATTGGCTTTGCTGCGTCCTTTTCAAGATTTACCAACTTATCTTTATAGTAAGTTTCGAGTCTTGCATAATCCCTCTTGAGACCTTCAATCTCGATCTCATACTTGTTTTTATTAAGAGGCTTAAAGACCTTCTGAAAGCCGAACCAAAACTCACGGATTGCTTCGTCACGACCGATGCCCGGTGGAATAGTAATATCACCAGTTTCAGTATTAATTCCGATTCTACCAACTTTAGTTTCAATCTGAATAACATTTGTTAGTGACTCGTGAAATGCGGATGACTTGCCGGTAGCTATCGAAAGATTACCACCGCCTGCGGCGGCGTTGGAGCCGAGCCATCCTTTAGGAATGTTTGTAGTCACAGGAGTATTCACGGTAGGATAGGCAGTATCCACCCATCCGTTGTGTGTAGTATAGACATACACCTGACCACTAGCAGCATCGGTCCACATATCACCATCATTAGGACTGGTAGGTGCTATATGACCGTGAGAATGTTTGATATAAGGACCAGCAGGACCATTAGCACCAGGTGCACCAGGTGGCAGCGCTATTTGATTTGATCCACTGGTTGCACCGCCGGCCGTTGCTCCATATTTTTTCACAAATGCTTTTACGAAAGAACCTTCAATCGTAATATCCATTTTAGAAATGAACTCTCCGTTGGGACCCTGATATCCGTCCTTCGCAGCGGAATAGAGCCAACCAAGCCAACCAGGTGGAATAGATGTACCAGTGAATGATGACATTATTCATGCACCTCAAAAACGTGCCAAACAAGAGTGGTCATACCCTTCTGCTGGACTGTGCCAATATAATCGTAATGCTTCTTATCATAGTCTTGCATTTCAAAGCCTGTGCCAAACACCTGAAAGACATACTTGCGCTTCTCTTTCTTTGGATTCACAATAGCCCAGAGCATAGGGAAGCCACCCTGTTCCTGAATTGACAGGATCTTGGCGGCTCTTGGCATTTCAATTTCATACACCGCATTGTGATGGATATCCATACCCAGCGGATACTTATAGATCATCTTCATTGTATAACTCCAATTATTAAGTCACGGTCACTAACACCATTGACGGTGTGATAGGTTATAACATACTCACAACACCAATGCTCACGATTTGATCTTGCTAAGGTTGCTATCTCATGTATGTAGATCATTCAATCTCCTTGGCATGACAAAGCATTGGTAGTTCCGCAAACACCTCTGGCACAAATAGACCACAAGGAACAGTATATTCATACTGCGCTGTTACGGGATTGAAATTGACGAAGTACCATCCAGAGCCATCATCAACGGTGCGATGATTTGGAAACCATAGTTTATACCATGGTTCGGTAAAAAACTCGGTTCGGGTTTTCTCTGCCCAACCAATAAGAACTGGTCGATTACCTTGCCATGATAGTTTGGCCCTATCATTCTTTTCAGCTTCTTCAATTGGTCTAATGTTCATTGTAATCTGTTTCATTTTATATTTCACTTTCTATAATATAGTAACGTGTGACTACTGGCGGCGTCACATCTATAACAGTTCCTACATGCCAGTATTTTTTACCAGGTGGTAGATTCAAATCATAAAATGCACTAACACAATGAAACTGCCGAATGACATATGGTCTAGTATCATCACAAAGAACAGCAGCAATAATGTTACCGTATCTTTCAAAAACATCTACAATAAAGCCGCCCTGAGGTAAAGAAACTGACATATTGGTGCTAATACCTATATGGCTGAATAGATTATACTCTTTGACTCCTACCATGTAACCTCCATCGTCGCATGTTTAGGACAATATCCACGGTTGATCCAGTGCATCATCTTACGATCCCAGTCAGCATCACTAGGAGTATTGTTCAAAAAACGAATCCATGCCTCTAATGGTGTCTTACTAAAAGTATCCTCATGAGGATGCCATGGTGACTTAGTTTCGTCTCCCCATGTATTGATAGGGCCGCAGATTACATATCCTTCGATTTTCATTTCTCTACCTCAGCCTGAATCAACTCTTTACAACGTCTCTTCCAGTCGTCACGCTGCCACTTTGCCTTGTCGTGTGATAGTTCATGATAGTCATTGGCGATGAACTGAACCAGCTTCTCATACTTTTGTAGACGCTCAACTTCTTTTTCTAACTGTTTTGCCACTAACATAGCATCGGTAGTTTTATAACGACCTTTGCCATCAGGTTTGAATTGACTTCTAAGTAGATCCCACGCTTTCATTCCACCACCTCATAATCTCCATCATCACAAGTGTATATCGTCCGTCTAAAGCCAAACTCGGCAATTGCTCTAGCACAACCAGGGCACGGCTTAGACAATCCCCACACAAACTTTTTAGTGAAAGGCTTTTCCTTCTTAACTCGTGCGATATAAATGTCACACT